TCAGGAAGAAATTGAGATACGAGTCTGGGCCTTTGTAGTCCTACTCGTAACTTTGATTCTTGCTGGCATTGTGATGTTCATGCTGTACAGCCTGGCCTTTGTGGTGCAGCCAATCAAGTCTATGGCGCCTATAGACCAAGCGTTTGCCAAGATGTTGAACGACATCGTGCTGCTCATTGTGGGTGGCATTGGTGGCGTGATGTCTCGCAAAGGTGTGCAGACTATTGCAGACAAGGTATCTCAAGCAAGCAACCCAGCACCACCAACTGCGCCTGCTCCAGCTGCAGCGCCTGCTACATCTACTTGGACAGCACCAGCTGGTGGCCTGCCTGCTTGGGTGAACCCAGTACTCGATGAGGAATGGAGAGCGCCACCTCCACCGACTACACCACCTGACTATGTTGATCCAGCCAAGGAAGAGATCGCACATGAGAGAGCAGCAGCGAGGTCTGAGACATGATCCCAAACCCCTGGCTAATCATTGGCGCCATTGTCATGGCTGCAAGCCTGTACTTCTATGGCCACCACAAGGGCTGGGCAGAGAGGGACGCAGAGATGCAAGCAGAGATCGCCATCAAGAATGAAGAGGCTCGAACCAAAGAGCAGGAACTTACCAAACAACTTACCGATAACTCAACCAAACTGCTGGAGGCCAACAATGCCATCACTGAAAAACAGTCTTCTCTTAATCGTCTTATCCGCACTAGTAGCTTGCGGATCCAAACCCCAGGTTGCGTACAAACCAGTGCAAGTACCGCCCCTGCCAGCGGAAGTAGCAGCCAAGCGGGAAGTGAATCTGACAGAGAGACTCTCCTCGCTATTGCAGAAATCGTTGCCCAAGGAGACAGGAACACCGCCCAGCTCAACGCCTGCATCGACAACTACGCCAAAGTAATGGAGGCCATAAATGTTAAACGCTGAGAAACTAGCCAAGCTGCACATCAGTGCTGACTGGGTTGATCCATTGAATGAAACATTTGAGCGCTTTGGAATAGTGACGCACAACCAGCAGGCCATGTTCATTGGCCAATGTTCGCATGAGTGCGGTAACTTCAGACTGCTGGAAGAGAATCTAAATTACAAGGCTGCAACGCTAATGAAGTTGTGGCCTAAGCGCTTTCCTACTTTGGAGAAGGCCAATGAGTATTCGGGAAATTCTAAGAAGATCGCAAATTCTGTATATAGCTCACGTATGGGTAACCGTGACGAAAATTCTGGTGACGGTTTTCGTTTCCGTGGCAGGGGAATTATTCAGCTCACTGGACATAGCTCGTATTTTCACTGCGGTAAAGCGCTGGGTGTGGATTTTGTTGGTAATCCTGATCTTGTTAGCAGCCCAAAGTACGCTGCTTTATCTGGTGGTTGGTTCTGGTCAACACACAACCTCAACTCACCAGCAGATGCCCTTGATTACACCAAGGTAACCAAGATCATCAACGGTGGAACGATAGGCCTAGATGATCGTATCAAGCACGTTCAGCAGGCCTTGGCTGTACTGGCCTAAGTGGCAGCACCCAGCGCAGCAATGCGTTGTTGATGGCCAGCAATGTGGCGCACACGTTTGGCCATGTCAACTGCCTGGATGGTTGAGTCATTGGCATCACGTAACTCACGTAACTTAGTCATGCGCTCACGTGGCTTGATCTTCTGACTGGATGCTATCTTCTCGCAGAAGATCTCATACGCATCTTGCCATTCCTCTAGCGTGGCGTGAGTGCTGTGCGGTAGATCTTTGCCAGGCAAGATGATCGCAAACTCACCAGCTGCAGGCGGTGGTTGATCAACGATCTCTACCTCACCAGTCTCTACATCTGGCGCAGTGAACTCTACAGCTGGTGCTGGCGCCTGCAATGCATCGAGTGGGTTGCGTGGCGTGATATCTTTAGCTGGGCGCTTAGTCTCTTCTGGGTAGTCTTGCGCCTCTTCCACGCTGATCAAACCTTTTAGTACGTCTGGGTATGCATCACGCAGAGCAAAGCCCCTGGCTCTCATCTGCAGCATTCGCTTGGGGTATGCCTGCCATGGACCCTGCTTGCCCCACAGGCCTGCACGTTTAGCATCTTCAACACTGAAACGCACGGTGACTGGCGCTCTGCCTTTGCGCCTGGCCACACACACGGCCACTGGGTTTGGCGTACCCTCATCTTCAATGCTTTCCTCTACACCCTCGCACACTGGGCTGGCCTGCACCAGCGCCATCATGGCGTCACCGTACACACTAGGCTTGCCATTGATAACAGCGATGTTTTGCAAAGCCTGCATTGGGGCTAGACCCATCTCCATGCCCCATTGGATACAGACCATGATGTCTTGTGGCTTGCCCATGTACTGCTTGGGTACCATGCTACTGTTGGCCAGCATCTCGCTGAACTGTATGGCCTCGGTAATGTTGGCTGGCGCAAAGCCCTGCCGATTAGTAAGATTGCTCATTTAGATTCCTTAATTGTTAGAGTTGACTGGCGCACAGAATATGCATCTTTGGCTGGCACGGTCTTCTCTGGCTGCGCTTTGTAGCTGCGAGTTGGCCAGCTAATGGTGTAGCCACCAGCGATACCCTTGGTTGACTTGCCCATCAACTCTTTGATGCCATCTTCATCTGCAGCAATTGATTGCTCTAGAATTTTTAACTGCAGTTTGTTATCCATGATGCGTTGCGCCAGCTCGGTGGCCTCGGCATCTAGCAAGACGGTGTCTTCTACCACTGGATAGGCGCCACGTGCGTCTGGCCACTTCTCGCCTGCCTGCGGGGGGTAGTAGTCAATCGAGCCAGTTGCTTTAAAGTTATCCAGACGAGCTTGGAAATTTATAGATACTTTGACAATAGTATCCAGCGTGGCCTGGTGCGGTGCAAAGATAAATAAGCGCAGCTGAGTGCCTTTGTAGAGTGTGGCCAGCACACCCCACTTGGCCTGCATGATATCCATCTGAGCCTGCAGCTGGATGGGACCACGCCACAGGGGTGGCGTATCTTCTGGCTCCATGGCAGTGAGCTTGGCCTCTAACACACCAACCCCATCGAGGGTGATCGAGTCCTGGCCAACAACATAGATGCCATTGTCTGGATCGCTGACGATAACCTGGCCACGGCCTTGGGCGCTGCCATCGAGACTGCAGCACAGCGGCAGCATGATGTGAAAGAACGGTTTATCGTGATCAATGACAACGTCTGTCAAGAGTAGGCGCTTGGCTGCCTCACGCAAGATCAAAGGCTCCAGCTGGTTGCCCCAGTCCATGGATTCATTGCCGATGTCTGGGCGCTCTTTGCCCTGGATGGCATTGATTGACATTTCTAATTCGTCATTGGGCGTGTTGTACTTAGACATACCCATGACTGAAGATAGGCGGGATGCTGACAGCATGGTGTCAGGCGTGACTTTGTTGACCATTAAAGGACTCCTTGAGTTGATAGATGCGGATGATGCGAGCGTGAGCCTGCGGGTGGGTGGCCTCGGTAAAACCTACGGCCTTAAACTGCTTGCCTTTGAAGACAGCACCCAGTACTGATGGGTGCATCTCTGCAGGCAGAGCAAGATTTTGTCTAATGTCATTAATGCTGACGCTGCCTTGTGCCTGGCAGATCTGTACGGCCAGCGCTCTCGCACGTGCTAGGAAGGTTGCATCACGCTGCTCAAATAGATTGAGCTGGGCGTCTCGGATAGTTTGACCTACTGTCATGCGTACCCTTAATTAGTTAAGTAGATGACTACCAAGGCCACGACACCAAGCACGTAAATGGCTTTGTCATAGGGCATGGTGAGCAGCTGCTGTGACTGGTTGATCAATGAATTCTGGATGCGTAATTCATCGAGCGACATAGTGTGACGTTTGGCAGGCTCATACCGTGAGCCTATGGCAACCTTGCCAGTGTTGTAGGGTGTGATATTACGCATGGCTAAACTCCTTGAGGTTAATGTTGAGACGTTTGATAAGGGCGTTGACCTGGCTGGCTGCCCACTCGGTGTTACCACGTGGGGTTTGAACGCCACGAGTAGACAACTCTGCAGCTAGGTTACGCAAGGTGCTGGCGCCTGAG